AGACGCTTGGAGTGCACTTGGGATCTTCATCGGAGATTCCGGGTCATCCAAATTGTTTCGCTGGAGTTCACGTCATGACCACCTTAATGGCCAGAGCTCGGGGTTGCTTTGGTGACCCAGTTGCAGAAATTATGAAGCAACCAGTTGTTGGACGACTTGCAGAATTTGTTCAAAGTTACGCATACGCATCTCTTGGTGAGAATGCTGAGGCGGCAACTGGAAATGTGTTCGCTAAGGCCATGCATAAGCTCATGACCACGGCCACTTTCAGAGGAAAGGGGGCCGGTTACATTGGTGCTTTGTTGTACGACATCGAGCAGAAGAACATTGATCCTTACTACAGGGACAAGGATGACTTCGCCAGGGATGGCCCAGTGTATGGTTTCCAGCACGATCGTGAAGAGGCAGAAGATGCCATGATCGAGGCTTGGGCTGATGAGTTCGCCTCTAAAGGTGACGACCATGCCGGTTACGAGGATTATTCTACCGAAGACCAAGATTACGGTTGGGACAAGAAGTCGAAGGGAGACAAACGAAAGCAATTTCAATCTTACCTTAGTGAGACGTCCGAGAGATGGGACAGACGACCGACCTGTGCTTCGCTGGCTACACAATATGCCACTGCGATTTTCAGTTTAGCCGTCTCGAACGATGACTTGGGCTTGGTGCCTATTGTTGGGTTGAAGCCAGACACTCTTCCGGAGATGCCTCCTGCCGTTGCAACACCTAAGATTGTAGAAGTCAAAGGTGGAGTGATCACGCAGCAACATGTTGAAGCGAAAACCACGGGTGAAGCCGTTAAAATTCAAAAGAGAGGGATGCTACCGTCGGTAGAAGAGGAGGAATTCCACGACATCGAAAGCGAATACATTGCGTTAGATGAAATGGATGACCTCCCGCCTGTTAAGCAGGTCCCAGAACAGAAACCAGCTAAGGCTGTTGGAGATGTTCCACCAATTGGGAAACAGCCCAGTTTAGAGGAGAATGTCGCCGACAAGCCGAGTAAGAAAGCACCAGTGTCTATTGAGTTGTCCCAAATGCAACTGCGCAAGCAGAAGCAACATGAGGAAAACTTGAAATGGCTCGCCGAGAAATTTGGTTCCGATCCAGAACCTGTCTTGTCTAAGTACGAGGCGGTCAAGCAAGAAGTCGCGAGACGGAAGGCGGAGAAGACGCAGGTTGCAGAGGGTTGCCAATTAACCAAGGCGGCACAAGTACGCATTCACAACAAGTCTTTCATTCAGTTGGACCAAGGTCCCTGGAAGAACAAGTTGAGTCGTCAGTATGACGAGAAGATGTCGAAATATGCCAACAAGGTTGAGTTTTGCATAGGTTTGGATCCACATCCTCCACGGGAAGTGATATTTGAGCAGTTGTGCGAAGTGATCCCGTCAATTGCAAACGGCCGAACTCTCTCCTTCGCAATCTCAGGTGATTCAACTTGGAGAAAGAATCTCGGTGATGTCGTTGAGATGGTCGAAATGATCAAAGAAGAGACAGGATGTGACGTTTATTTTCAGAGCGTCAGTGGTGCGAGTTTCGAAGGGGATGTCACTGTCGACTGGAAGTCGTTCCAGTGGCAAGCTGAGCAACTCTCGAGTTACAGTTATGATCATCATCTCCATTGTGGAGGTTGGAACGATCGAAAGTTCCTACCAGAAGCGGTGGATTTGTTCTACGAGACGATTGCGAAGTGTCTTTCGGCTCCAGGACTGGAGAAAGAGTATTGCCCAAAAGATCCCGAGTGTGAGGAACAGCCGCCTAAGACGACAGTTCAAGCACATTGCGCGTCCATCGGACCCGTCACCCCCAAATCGACTGGCCTTAGTGGCCTAGCAATTAAGTTGGAGACAGCCATGGGCTGTATGAGCAAAGTTTGCGAGTGGCTCGATGACATTATCAACGCTCCCAAGTACACTGCTCCCCTTAAGAAAATTTTCCCAAAGAGAAATCCGGAATGCACGAAGCCTTCATGCCTTCCGAAGTTTCACAGCAAAGTGCCAGAGGAAAACAAAGAGCGATACGTTGGTAATAAGGCTGAAACTCAAGCCAGTGTGTTGATGATGGATAATCTGATGCACCAGCTGATGTCAGAGGACAGCACGTACGCCAACTTGTCAATCTCGGAGTTCTTTGGAAAGTTGAGTGAGATTAAGAAGGTCGCACAAATTGATCATGATTTCGAGTCTGAGTTGAGGGACATTTTGTTTCCCAATGCGGTTGTTGAAAACAAGAATCAGCAGGTAATCCCTGGGGCAGTTGGCCTCGGAATGAATCCTGGGTTGAACTCTGTTAACAGCAAAACTGCGTTGGTGACTGGTGATGTCTTGCAACGTTTTAAAGACTTTGACATGATGTTGTTTGATGACGACGGGTGTCCGGTTTTGGATGAGAAAGGAAATCCCGCCATGAAGTATGTTCCCGCACAGAGAACTACAACTGGCATGAGGAAGTCATTGACTCATCAGCTTGGAGCTAAGTTGGAACGAACAGCCGACTATGATGCCGAGCATATTGAGAAGTTTGCTGAGGGTCAAGTGGAAGTCCCGTTTAAGGACATGCCATTGCTTGCGTATTTTACGGAATTGGTCAGTCATGTTGACGGAACAAAACCAACCGCGTATAGCAAAACTTATGACGGCTGTGAAATCAAACAGAAATACTGGGGAGGTGCCTTCGCGAGAAACAACATCATGAGGGTGTTGTACTCCATTTGTGTGATCACGTTGATGACAAGCGAATTCGCCGAACAGTCCACCGCTCAACAAAAGTTTGAGATGGGTGCAGTTGAGCCTGAAGTCGCGTTCATTAAAGACGAGATGCATTCATTTAAGAAGGCCAAGGATAACCGATGGAGGATGATTTGGAATGCGGGCGCTCACAATGAGATGGTCGTCCGCTTCCTCCACGACTTTCAAAACAAGGGAGACATCGCGGTTTATGCCGCTGGTCTCACCCACTCCGAGGGAGTGGAAAATTTTGGTTCGTGTCCAGGAATGGGACATCATGACGAAGGTCATGCTCATATGACGGCCTCCATGAAACGCATGGGTAGGAATAAGCCTGAGTCGGAACTCCCTGTTGTCTCGCAAGCAGACGCAGCTGGATGGGACTTTGGTGTAACTCAAGCCTTGTGGAAAGTGGACGGCTGGATTAGAGCTAAACTCGCTGAAAATGCGGGCTGGCCTCCAGCGTTTTGTCAAGCAATCCTAAATTTTTCTGGATGTTGCGCTGATCATTTGTTGTGTATCGGCAAAGACGTCTACATGATCATTCGCAAGGGTATCATGGGTTCAGGCTGTGCGTCTACCTCTGCTTCAAATTCCCGCATGAGGGGTTGCGTTCATTCGCAGTCCCGGTGGGCAGATGTTCTCAGAGTTTCGCTCAGTCTCACCATGGGAGACGACATTGCATGCGCCGACAAGCTCACAGATGAGCAGCAGGCCAGGACGGAAGCCCTGGGTTGTCGCTTGTCTGAGTACAAGGAAGTTGAGATTGTCGATGGCGAGTATATCGTCGACTTTACAAGTCACCTTTACAATGTGAAAGCAGGAACTGCAGTGTTCAATAATGTCAACAAGTTGTTGGCGCGAATCCTTATGAGCGAGAAGCCGCTTGACCTGGACCAGGTTAACGGCGTCATGTTCGCGGTCCGCAACAACGACGAGGAGACTAAGGACAAAGTTCGTAGAGCCATCATCGAAACGGGTGCTGGTGAACATTTGACGAACAAGCATGTGACTGGAAATGGCATGGGCCTTTCGGTGAAGAATATGCTGTAGGGGGAGGGGGTTAAAAACAGCTTAAAGATTCGTGGACATTGTTTGTCTCGGGTCTCTTCAACCTGGTCATTTGACTAAATTCTACCGGCTCTTGTATTAGGGCAAACTCCTACCGGCTCTTGTATTAGGGCACTTTTCCACATTATCTGTGTTCTGTGACCAGTTAGTGTTTTCAACAATGGCGATCCAGAAGTCGAAGTCGGCTATGAAGGTGAGCTTAAAGAAGAAGGTGAAACCCACCATCGCAAAGAAGAAAGTTCAGGCACAACCTGCTACCAAGAAGCCAGCCCAAAAGGCTGCTCCGAAGAAGAAGGCGGTGCACGACCATGCTTTTCGCCCTGGTAATCATCTTGTTCCTCTTACTGCTTACGCAGCAAAGTCAACCGCAATTCCTGGTATTGTCAATTCCACACTTATTTTGGGCGTGGCTGAGGGCAATCGAGCCATGGTCATTGGAACCTCTGCGGGAACCACTGGCACAGCTTATGCCATGATTGTCTGGGACAATGGTGGAGTGGCTAAGACCCTTCACACTCCTCCCGTCTATGCTTTGGACGGGTTGAACAATGGTCCCACGGCTTCTAAGGTCATGAAGCATTCTATTGAAGTGATCTCGAATACCAACGCTCTTAAAAGAGAGGGTAATGTTCGTGCTCTACAATTGAATTCACGCCTTGTGTTTCCAGTTGCGCCAGACGTAATGACGCCAGCTCAGTGGAACGACGTTTTTGTTAAACTGTTCGGTTTGAACGACACTGTAAACATCGGTTGTGACGCCCTCAAGCGTTCAACCACGTTGAGTGGTGTTCCAGCGGACACTTCTGCTTACGAGCGATTTCGACATTTCTCAGTACCTGGTGCTGTGAATACGTACTTCGCGAATTTCTCAGAGTGGCCGTTGTTGACGGACTCAGTTGACTACGCTCGTCCCATGTCGACGCAAGTTTGGCTGTTCGATTCGGTGACTCAACAGCAGACGTACACCATAACTGGACACCTGACATCTTATTGTCGGTATCCTGTGGACACGGCTGCCCATTTGACGTCTAAGGACCAGACGGTCGCACCTGCTGCTGAACTCGCTAAGACTGCCGCTTTGACAGCACAAAATCCAGTTATCTCCAGTTGGGATGGTCGCGGGGCGATCGCTACTGTGTGATGGTCCGACCCAGTTGGCCTCGAGAGTGCGTATGCCAGTGACGACGGTTTGTCGTTTGATGGACATACTGTGTTTGTTGCTGGTACGCGTACTTTAGCCGACTGGGGTCGGAACACGCTCATCCCATTAGGTCTCACCTCTCAATTGCCGCGTTACTCTTCGTTGAGTGATGCAGTGAAAGGGAAGTACAAAATGTCTCGCCGTCTGGTTGGACATTCCATGGGAGGTAGTGTTGCTTTGCAATTTGCTGAAGATCATCCGTATCGGTTTTGGACAGAGACGTATGGAGCACCTGTCGTATCTCTCTCTTCGTCGAAGAGTAGACATAGAGACTTGTTTGATCCAATCTCAGTTTTCGATCTCGGAGCTGATTCGCGGCATTTGGCATTTCCACACTCGTATAAGGGGTCGTATTAGTTGACTGTCATCGTCGTCGTCGTCGTCGTCGTCGTCGTCGTCGTCGTTGTCGTCTTCTTCGCATTTGTTGAGGTTAAACCATTCGTTCGCTTAATTGCGGCGTTAGAGAACTCTCAAATACAACTGTTTCACTGCTTCGCCATTGGCGTTTCAGCTTTGTTGTTTGCGTTGTTGTTATAGTTCGTGTGCCGTCTCCTCGACCCTCCTGAGGGTAGCGACGGTGTTTGCACGTTCATTTGTTGTTGTTGTGGTAGTGACGGCAGTTGTGCCTGGCTCGCGACACTCTGTGCATGTTTGCAGAGTGGTCGGCGGAGGGGACGTGGGAGCTCTACCTGGACCTTGTTGGTCACAAACAGACGTTTCTTACTTTCATCCGGTGACGGGTGATATCGTAGCCACGATTGTCGATTGTGCAAGTAGCCATAAGCTCAGTTGTCGTTTCAACCAAACAATTTTCACCTCCTGTCTTGTAGACAGATGGGAGTCTCTCGTATTTTACTAAATACAAATACAAAATACAAAATGTATTATGCGGGAGAACAGTTCTAGTGCTGTGTAAATCTATTGGAG